GGATGGCCGGCAGCGGGAGCGCTCGTCGAGAGGATGCTGAAGAACTCGGACAGGCCCGTACCCGTCGACTCCATCAGGTCGCCGAGGCCCTCGATGACGGGGGCGCCCGACCGCACCGCTTCGACCAGGCCGGGCAGTGCGTTCTCAGCAGCATTGGTCAGGTGCTGGACGAACTGATCTATCTGCGGCCCGATGGCAGCGAAAGCATCACGCAGGAAGGGGCGCATCCGCTCGAACGAGGCGGCAATCGCACCGGCCATCCGCTCGAAGACCGGGACGAGGATCTGAGCGTCAGCGATGGCCCCGCTCTTGATCTGATCCCAGGCACCCACCCACACCGACCGGACACGCTCGGACTGGGCCGCAGCGACCGCACCGATGCCGCCGAACAACGCCACGGCTCCCGCCAGGGCCACCGGTGCACCGGCAGCGAGCACACCGGCGAGCACACCGGCGATCAGACCGGCGTTCTGGTGAATCTCGTGGTTGATCGACCGAGCGATCAGTCCACCGGTCTCGCGGCCTTCCTCGATCGCCTTCCTCTTGTCGATCTCGACCTGGATCTTCAGCTTCTCGTCCTGCGCAGCGGCAGTCCTGCTGAGCCCGATGGCAGACTTGATCGCGGCAGCGGTCTTCCGAGCCTCGGCAACCTGGAAGTTGTGCGCGGCTCGCGCTTCTTCCTCAATCAACCGCGTCCGGGCGTCGATAGCCGCGCGCTCGATCCGCAGTTCTTCAGCGGCGATCCGCTCGGCGGTCCGGATCTCGTCGGTGAACTCCCGGGCGTTCGACTTCTCCCGGTCCGCTGCCTCTCGGGCAAGCGCCTTTTCCCGAATAGCCGCCTCGCGGTACGCCTGCGTTTCAGCGAAAGCGATGGCCTTGGCGAGGGCCTTCTTCTGCTCCGCGCTCTGCGCGTCGGCCATCGCCTTGCCGACCCGGCTGCCGACGTTGGTGGCATCGCGCACCGCCGAGTCGGTGGCGTTCTTGTCGAACTCAGGCTTGACCGGGATCTTGAACGAGTCGGGCTGCGACTTGAACCACGCCGTGATGGCATTCTGAGCATTTCTGAAATCCGGCACAACTTCGACCGAAACTGAGCCGACCACATATGCCACCCTGCGTCCCTCCCCTCGTCTCAGTTCATGGGCTCTGGGGCGGGCGGAACGCAGCGCTCCCGGTGCGGGTCAGTCTAGGGTGTCGCGGCCAGCCTCCAGGCTCGCCTGAGTCCGACCAGATAATCCTTGACGACGCGACGATCGTCCGGCGCGACGTCGGGGAGCTGCTGACCGCCGACGATGATGTCCACCGAGTCGACGAGGATGGTCGCGTCCTCGCCGTACTCGGGCACCGGGATGGCGTGGTACCGGGCGCCGATCATCAGCGCCTCACCCTGCGCGGCAAGCTGCCAGGCGTTCATCCGGTCGGTGCCGTAGTGCGCCACCCGCATGAGCGCGAAGTCGGTGATGTCGCTGTTGTCCGGCGCCCCGCCGATGCGGTTGACCTGCGTGTACGGCGGGGTGAAGCCGGACTCCAGCCAGGTGCCGGCCTCACCGTCGAGCGGATCGAGGATGGACAACGTCACCAGCTCGGCGTCCGGGTAGGCCACGTAGACGTCGGTCATGCCCTCACCTCTTGCGCCCTCGTGCGGCGGCACCGGACAGGAAGCCGGTGCGCTTCTCCTCGGACATGGCGTGCCGGGCGTGGAAGACCACGGCCACCGTCATACGCGGCTCACCCGAGGCGACCGGCCGGACGCCGAGATCCTCGACCCGGCCCGAGCCGCGCAGCTCGCCGGTGTCGACGGCGGCGAGACTGCGGGCGACCGCGAGGAGCTGTCGGGCCGATGAATGGATCGCACGGTGAAGCTGAGGATCCGAGGTCATCATCCGTCGGAGGCCACTGCGGTTGATCTTGTAGCCGTACATGTCAGGTCACCCGCTCCAGCGCGGCCTCGAAGCCGGGCTGCCAGCCGTTCATCGGATGGGCCCAATCAACGCTCTCGCCTTGCACGTCGTAGAAGTTGCCGTCCGGGGTCTTGATCCGGTCGTCGGCGAACACCCGGTTGTCACCCTCCTGCGAGGGCCCGTACAGGGTGAAGCCGACGATGACCCGGTTCTGGTTGTCGGTCAGCTCGCTGGAGTAGCGCGGAGCCAGGGCGCACCCCTCGATCTCGTGGTGCAGCACGCGGGTGACATCGCCGAACCGGTTGCGTCCTGCGGGCGCGCGGTGCACCTCGACGGTGACCCCGAACGGGAACGGCGTGATGCCACTGCTCACTGGTCGTGCCAGTCGACGAGCGTGCCCATCTTGATGGTGCCGACCGACCCGGCAAACGCATCCCCGCCACGGAGGATGGCGAGATCCTCGTCCGAGAAGGTGCCGGTCGAGTCGGTGGTGTACGTGCGCGTGGTCGAGTACGGGCCGGCGGCCTGCGTCTCGGACCGGACCTGCTGCGCCGTGCCGTCCAGCCGCCGCAGGACGACCTGCACGATGATGTCCTTGGCCAGCAGTGCGACGTCGTCGCTGTCGGCGGCACGGTCTTCGAGGTCCGGCAGCAGGATCCTGAGCCGGGCCGAGGCCGTGTCCAGCAGGTACTGGACGCGGGTCTCGGCGCTGGCGGGAAGGGATCCCTCGTAGGCGGTCTCGACGTCTGTGGGCTCGGCGAATGCCACGAGGGATCCCTTCCGGTCAGACGGGGTGTCCGGCCCTCTTCACCGCTTCGACGATGTCGTCACGGTTGTCGGACTCGGACACCTCGACGTTCTTGGACGCAGCGTACTGCGCCCAGGCGTCCCGGCCGGATCCGGCGCCACCCTGCGGGGGCGGGCCGTCGCCGGCACTGTCGCCTGCCTCGTCATCGAGCACGTCTTCGACGTCGTTGTCACCGAGACCGCCGGGGTCGGACGGCCCCTCCTGCGTGTCGCCCTTGATGACGTCGATCGTCTGGCGCAGATCGACCCTGTCCTCGGTCGGCGTCAGCTTCGACTCGTCGACCGGGGCCGCCTCCTGGGAGGTGAACTTCAGCGACTCGTACTCGGCGGCGTCCTCGAAGCCCTCGGGCGTCTCGTCGTCGTCGAGGACCACGGCCGAGTCGAGGATCACCCCACGCTCGTCCTTGCGGTAGACGATGCGGGAGAGGCTGGTCCCCTCAGGCTTGGTGGCCATTACGGCGCCACGTCCAGGATCGACAGCAGCTTCGCGTTGGCCAGCACGGGCATGGCCAGCGCGTCCACCATGACCGACTGCCGGAAGGGGATGCCCTCGCTCTTGTCGACGATGCCGACGATGCCGGGCGCCTCCTCGAACGAGAACTCGACCTTGCTGGAGTTGACCAGTTCCAGCGCCGTCACCGTGGTGCCCCAGGCGGTGTAGCCGAGGTCGTCCAGGTTCGGGGGCAGGAACGCGACCTTGTCGGCCGGCATGGTCGCCGTGGTGACACCGTCGACGTCGAACGAGGAGTTGTAGGCCGGGAGCAGGGTCAGGCCGCTGAACTCGCTGGAGAGCAGGTTGTTCAGCTCACCGGCAGAGACCTGGGTCCGGCCGCCGGTCGACCCGAACACGGCGTCGATGACCTGCTTGTTGCGGCGCAGGTTCCGGTTCATGGTGAGGGACCCCAGCATCCACGCCGGGAAGAATCCGTTGGCGTCGAAGTAGGTGTCCATCACGGTCTGGATGTCGGTCAGCGCCGGAGCGGTGGCGACGGTGGCCCAGGCGGTGCCGACGGTCGTCTTCTGACCCGCCGGGACGCCGTAGTCGACGATGCCCGCCGAGCCGGTGAGGCCGCCCTCGGAGATGGTCAGGATGCCGTCGGTGAGGGTGTCACCCCAGGCCAGCTCCAGCCGGTTGAGCACCTCGTTGGTGAGCTGCGTCGAGTCGTTGTAGATGGCCCGCGCCAGGCGCGCCTCGTTGGGCGAGGAGACGCCCATCGTGGAGTACTGGTACTGCAGCCGCTCGTACTCACCCATGTTCAGCGAGGACGACAGCGGGATCATGCGGACGCGGCTCTCGTTGCCGGTGTCCCGCTCGCTGACGTGCACCCGGCCGTCCCACGAGCGGTACCGCGCCGTGCGGTTGGTCCGCGTGATCTCGGCGAAGTCGATGGTGTCCGTGTCGTTGTCCTGCCGACCGAACAGGTTGAGCAGTCCGAGGTTGGCCCCGAAAGGCACCTCGCGCATGAACGTGGTCTGCGCGTCCGGCGGAACGGCAGCGTCCCAGAAGATGGCCATGGGTTCTCGATCTCTCTCTCAGGTCTCGTCTGGGCCGGTCAGGGGGTGACGTCGTCGAACTGGATGCGGGGCATCTGGGCCTTCGCCTGCGCCAGCGTCGGCCGACCACCGGTGGGGAGGCGGTTGAAGTCGACGTTGGCGTTGTTGCGCACGAGCGCGGTGGCGACGTCCTTCGAGTTGTCCGCCAGGTCGGGGATGGTCGTCGACCCGAACACGATGCCGTGCTCGCCCGAGGCGGCGGCGTTGTCGAACGGCCCCCAGAGGCCGGAGACCAGTCGGCTGACCACGGTGCCGGACGGGATGAACCCGTTCGTTC